TGACGCTATAATAGTATATAATATTAAAGGACCTTATTTTGTTTAAAAAAGCAGCTGTCTTTACAGACATACATTTTGGACTTAAAAGCAACAGCCGTACTCACAATGCAGATTGTGAAGACTTTGTTGATTGGTATATAGAAACCGCAAAAGCTAACGGATGTGAAACCGGTATATTCTGCGGCGACTGGCACCATAATAGAAATAGTCTAAATCTAACAACTATGGATTCAACTATCCGTAGTATGGAAAAACTTGGACAAGCGTTTGATCAATTTTTCTTTTTTGACGGTAATCACGATTTGTATTACAAGGATAAAAGAAATGTTAATTCTACAGCGTTTGCTAAACACATTCCTGGTATAACATTTGTTGATGAATTTACTGTAATTGATGATGTTGCTATTGTCCCGTGGTTAGTTGGTGATGAATGGAAAAAAATACAAAAGTGCAAAGCGAAATATATGTTTGGGCATTTTGAATTGCCAAGTTTCTATATGAATGCATTAGTAAAGATGCCGGACCATGGTGACTTACGTCCTGAACACTTTGAACATCAAGAGTATGTGTTTAGTGGACATTTCCACAAAAGACAACAACAAGGAAAGATTCATTACATTGGTAATGCAATGCCACACAACTATGCAGACGCATGGGATGACGATCGTGGTATGATGATTCTTGATAGAGAAAACAATAAAGAACCTGAGTTTATTAACTGGACTGATTGTCCGAAATATCGTACCGTGAAACTTAGTCAGTTACTTGATCCAGATTCTTCTATTATTAAAAGTAAGATGTATCTTAGAGTTACAATTGACTTGCCTATTAGTTATGAAGAAGCAAGTTTTATAAAAGAAACATTTATCAACGAGCACGGTTGCCGAGAAATTAGTTTAATAACACAACAACAAATCGAAGAAATGTCTACCGAGCTTGACATTCAGCAGTTTGAAAGTGTAGACCAAATTGTTGCTGGAGAGATTTCAGCACTTGACACTGACAACTATAATAAGAAAACTCTATTGGATATCTATAACGAGCTATGATACAACTTAAAGATCTTACCGTAAAGAATTTTATGAGTGTGGGTAATCAAACTCAGGCTGTCGACTTTAATAAAGAGCAACTTACACTTGTGCTAGGTGAAAACCTAGACCAAGGTGGTGACGACACCGGAAGTCGTAATGGTACAGGTAAAACTACTATCATTAATGCACTTTCGTATGCTTTGTACGGCACAGCACTTACTAATATTAAACGTAATAACTTAATCAACAAGACAAACTCTAAGGGTATGTTGGTTACGTTACACTTCGAAAAGAACAATGTTGATTACAGGATTGAACGTGGACGTAGTCCTAATGTTATGAAGTTCTATATCAATGATCAAGAACAACAAATGGTTGACGAGTCGCAAGGCGACAGTAGACAAACACAAAAAGACATCGATAGTTTGTTAGATATGAGTCACGATATGTTTAAGCATATTGTTGCATTAAACACTTATACCGAACCGTTTTTAGCAATGCGTACAAACGATCAACGTGCGATTATTGAACAATTATTAGGTATTACTATACTGTCTGAGAAAGCTAATAGTCTCAAAGACGAAACTAAGAAAACTAAAGATGCTATTCAAGAAGAAACAATGCGTATCAACGCAATACAAACTGCTAATGAAAAGATTGAAGGAACTGTTGTTGGTTTACAAAGTAAACAAAGAGCATGGCTATCTAAACGTGCATCTGACACTGTTAAGTTGCGTGAAGGTATTGACGAATTAGAACACTTAGATATTGAAAAAGAGTTAGAGTTTCACGAAAGACTTCAAAATTGGAATGAGCACAATAATGCTATTTCAGCTCTTAGGAAAGAACTTAGTACGTTAGAGCCTGCACTAGTACGTGCTGATAGAGCTGTTGAAAAGGCGCAAAAAGACATTGCAGACTTAGACGATGCAACCTGCTACACATGTGGTCAAGAATTACATGCAGATAAGAAAGCAGAAATTGCAGAACGCAAATCTAAAGAATTAGAAGATGCTATTGCTTATCTATCTGAGATTACTAGTAAAGTAACTGATGTTGCAAAGGGTCTTGAAGACATTGGCGATATTAATGGCAAACCTACTACATTCTACGAAACATCAAAAGAAGCATACGATCATAGACAAAATGTTGACGCTCTGACAAAGGCATGGGAAAATAAGAAGCAAGAAGAAGATCCTTATCAAGCACAAATTGACGATCTTAATAACGAAGCAATACAAGCAATCAATTGGGATTCTGTTAACGAGCTAACTACCTATAAAGACCATCAAGAATTCTTGCTAAAACTATTAACGAATAAAGATAGCTTTATACGTAAGAAAATTATTGATCAAAATTTAGCATACTTAAACCACAGACTTACATATTATTTAGATAAGCTAGGGCTTCCGCATTTAGTTGTTTTCCAAAACGACTTAAACGTAGAAATTACACAACTTGGTCAAGACTTAGATTTTGACAACTTATCAAGAGGCGAACGTAACAGACTTATACTTGGTATGAGCTTTGCATTCCGCGATGTGTGGGAAAGTTTATATCAAAAAATTAACCTAATGTTTATAGACGAGCTGATTGACAGCGGCATGGATACAGCAGGAGTTGAAGGTTCACTTGCTGTTCTTAAGAAGATGGGTCGTGAAGGCGGCAAGAATGTTTTCTTAATATCGCACAAGGATGAATTAATTGGCAGGGTTAACAACGTATTAAGAGTTATAAAAGAAAACGGGTATACTAGTTACGAAAATGACATTGAAGTGTACGAAGAATGACAAATATAAACTTCAGCAATGCATTAAACAGGGTACCTCAATCCTGTCCTCCAATTTGGATGATGAGACAAGCTGGAAGATATCAACCGTCTTATATGGAATTGAAAGAAAAGTTTACATTTGAACAAATGTGTAAACTTCCTAAAGTTGCATCACAAGTTGCAATGTTGCCAATTGACGAGTTTGACTTTGACGTTGCTATATTGTTTAGTGATATACTATGGCACTTAGAAGGGTTAGGCCTTCCGTTAAAGTTTGATCCAGGTCCTAAGTTTGGAATACATCTTAACGAAGACAATTGGAAAGACTACACTGATATTGATAAAGCTATGGATCATATTTCTTTTCAAAGTGCGGCACTTAAAACAACTAGAGAAGTTTTACCTTCTAATAAAAGTTTAATTGGATTTGTTGGCGGGCCTTGGAGTATGTTAAATTATGCACTAGGCAATAACAAAGTAAGTACAGATTTTAAAACAATGTATCTTAAAGAAGTTATTATTCCGTTATTAAAAGCAAGTATTAGAAAGCAACTTGCATCAGATGCTGAAGTTGTTATGATATTTGATAGTGGCCTAAAAAACATTAGTAAAAGCTATTACGAAAATACATACTTGCCACTACTAGAAACAATTACAGAAATTAACAATGTTGGGTATTATACTCGCGGGTTACCTACAAATAGTTTGCCTAAAGTAACACAAATGAATTGGGCAGGTATTGGAATTGATACTACACAAGATCTAGCAAAGACATTAAGAACACATACAAATGGGTTTGTTCAAGGAAACTTTGACGAAGCAATATTGTTGGAAAACTCAACCGCAGTTGTTGAACATGTAATAAAGAAATGGTTACAAACACTAGATGGTGTTGACACAACCGGGTGGGTTTGTGGATTAGGCCATGGTATTGGAAAGACAACTCCTACAAGGAATGTAAAACTTTTTGTACAAATGGTTAGACAACATTATGCTTCTTAGGATAGGTGTTAGAGGCAGTAAACTTGCATTAGCATACGCAGAACAAGTATGCAATGAACTTTCTTGCGACACAAAGGTTGTTGTTATTAAAACAGCAGGAGATTTACATCCTGATACACCTATACACGAAATAGGCGGAAAAGGTGTGTTTTGTAGTGCAATTGAACAAGCACTATTAACCGGAGAAGTAGACGTTGCTGTACATAGTCTTAAAGACATGCCAGGTGATGTAGAGCATCCGTTATTAGAAATTAGTGCTGTACTAAAAAGAAACAGCCCGCATGATGTAATATTAGGCAATATATTTGACGGGTGTAAAATAGGCACCAGTAGTCCGAGACGTAAAGCACAATTAGCACAACTATATCCTAACAGCGAAATACTACCTATTAGGGGAAATATCGATACTAGGTTGAATAAACTTGACAACGGCGAATATGATGCTATAATACTTGCACAGGCAGGATTAGAAGCATTAGATATAGATCGAGAATGGACACAATTACACATTGTACCAGCAGTAGGACAAGGCATTATTGCATTGCAGACTGTTAAAGGACTTATGGCTAGCGACATAGTTAAAGAAATAAATCACGATTTAACATATAGGCAAGCACAACTTGAAAGAGCGTTATTAAAAGGCATAAGTGGGGATTGTACTACAAAAGTTGCAGGTTATGCAAGTGGTGACAATCCAATTAAATTAGAGGCGGTATATTATGATTGAAGATGACACACATGATAAACTAACCAAGATGTATCTTGCATATTTTAAAGAAAATGAAAAATTTGATTCAAGAAACTCAGTTAGGACTCATCAGTCAGCAAGGCGTTGCCTAAGAGAAATTAGGCGGCTTGCAAAGATACGTATGGACGAAATACATACGCTTCATCAGAATAAACGGTTGAAAAACCACAACGACGAAGGTGACAACTAAAGCTACGGTATATACTGTATGCAATGGATTTATAAAGGGAAAACAATTGACAATATACCAGATGAGTATGAAGGATTTGTTTACCTTATCACTAATACCGTTACAAGCCAAAAATACATAGGCAAAAAACTAGCGAAGTTTAAAACTACTAAGCCACCGCTCAAAGGCAGAAAAAATAAAAGACGAGGTTACAAAGAAAGCGATTGGAGAACATACTACGGTAGTTCAGATAGACTAAACGCAGACGTAGCATCACTAGGCGAAGATAAGTTTACAAGAGAAATATTATACCTATGTAAAGGTAGGGGCGAAATGTCCTACATTGAGGCAAGAGAGCAATTTGACAGACGTGTACTTGAAACAGATGATTACTACAATGGTATCATTAATGTTAGAGTTGGCGGATCAGATAAACTAAAACAGGCACTTCTAGAACAACACATACAGGCAAAACATTCCAACACATAAGGTTGGCGGGCCAGTTTAGTAATACCGCTGTGGAAAAAGCTCTCGTATAGAAGCACACGTACATATTGATCGACTACCCAGAGGTAGGAAGCCACCA